CAGATCAAAATAGCCCCAAGAATGGGTTTAGACGATGGTATTCAGGCAGTCCGTAGGTTGTTGCCTAGATGTTGGTTCAATGTGCCACAAGTGCAAATTGGACTGAACTGCCTGAGAAACTACCGCAGAGATTACGATGAGAAGCGTAAGATTTTCTATGAGCGTCCATTGCATGACTGGTCATCGCATGGTTCGGACTCATTCCGTTACTTAGCCCTTGGACTTGATGAAGGTAATTCATCATGGTCTAGCCCGATTAACCAAGCACCGAAATGGATTGTGTAATGTTTATGGAACGTCAGGGGATAAATCTAGCCCCAAAAGTAAAAGAACTTGAATTACGAGTAGAAATGTTAGAAAATGCCATTAAAGAGTTAAAATCGGACAAACCCCGATTGGGTCGCCCTCCAAAGGACAAACATGGCACAGAACGACTTGAAGTCGATACTACAGGCAGAGATTGACGATGCTATCGGCTATATAGAAACAGAAACAGTTGACCAAAGAAAGCAAGCGCTTCAATATTATCTGCGTCAGCCGCTAGGGAATGAGACAGAAGGCAAATCTCAGATTGTTACAGGTGAAGTTGCAGAAGCCATTGATGGCGCTTTACCTTCACTTGTTCGTATCTTTACAGGCTCAGATCAGATTGTTGTTTTTGAGCCACAAGGCCCACAAGACGAAGCATCTGCCAAGCAAGCTACTGACTACTGCAATTGGGTGTTCCATCGTGACAACGAAGGCGTATCCATTCTGCATGACTGGTTCAAAGATGCTCTCTTGCAAAAGAACGGCATTGTTAAGGCTTTCTGGGAAGACAAAGAAGACATCACTAAAGAGCGTTACTTTGACTTGTCTGATGACGAGTTAGCAATGCTGCTGAGCGATGAAAGCATGGAAGTTGTCGAGCAAGATACGACAGAATTCCCAATCTTTGACCCAATGGGACAACCAGTCATTGACCAAACTGGGCAGCCTGTCATGGGTGCAACTCACAACGTTGTTGTCCAAAAGAAAAAGAAGTCTGGCAAGGTGACGATTGAGAACGTTCCCCCAGAGGAGTTCTTGATTAGCAAGAAGGCTCGCACTATTGCTGACAGCCCATTTGTTGCTCATCGTCAAATGTTAACTCGTAGCACATTGATTGCTATGGGCTTTAACAAGAAGCAAGTTGAAGGCTTGCAAATGGATGATGCTCTAGCTTATACGCCTGAGCGAGTTGCACGATTCTCTGCTGGTGAGCAACCTTACCAAGTTCAGACTGATGATCCTTCAATGCAAGAGATTGAAGTCTTTGAGTGCTATGTCAAAACTGATATAGAAGGCAAAGGCATTGCATCTCTTGTTCAAGTGTTCTATGCAAGTAATGAGATTCTTCAGGACGAAAAAGGAAAAGAATCCATTGAAGAAGTGGACTATGTTCCATTCCATTCAATCTGCCCAATCCCAATCCCACACAAGTTCTTTGGTAACTCACTTGCTGACAGAACTACAGACATTCAGCTAATCAAAACAACTATCACTCGTCAAATGTTGGATAACTTATATCTGACAAACAACGCACGAGTGGTCGCTGTTGAAGGACAAGTAAACCTTGATGACTTGCTTACATCTACTGCTGGTGGTGTTATTCGTGCTAAGTCTCAGGGTGCTGTTCAGCAACTTGTAGTGCAGAACGTAGCCTCTCAAGCCTTCCCAATGCTTCAGTACTTGGATACTATCCAATCGAAGCGTACAGGCGTTTCTGATGCTTCCCAAGGTTTAGACCCATCTATCTTGCAGAACGTTACAGCCGCTGCTGTTGCTTCTATGCAACAAGCTGGCGCAGGTAAGATTGAATTGATGGCTCGAATCTTTGCTGAGACAGGCGTTAAGTCTTTGTTCAAGGGTATCTTGCATTTGTTGTGCAAGTACCAAGACAAGCCTCGTTTGGTGCGTATGCGTGGCGAATTCGTAGAGTTTGACCCTCGCACATGGGCTAACCAATACGATGTTTCCATCAATGTTGGTTTGGGTGCAGGAAACCGCCAAGAGCAAATGGCTATGCTGTCAATGATTGTTGCTAAACAAGAGCAATTGATTAGTCAGTACGGACCTGCTAACCCTTATGTTTCACCTGCTCAGTATCGTGCGACTTTGGGTCGTATGGTTGAGATTGCAGGTTTCAAGGATTCTGCTGAATTCTACAAGGCGATTACACCAGAGCAAGATCAAATGCTCTCTAATCCTCCTCCACAGCAACAGCAAATGCCTCCAGAAGTGCAAGCAATGATGGCTCGCACACAAGCTGAAATTCAAGCTAACCAAGCCAAGGCTCAAGCTGATATGCAATTGCAACAACAGCAAATGCAGATTGATACGCAAATGGCACAACAAAAGGCTGCTCTTGAGATGCAGTTGATGCGTGAGAAAGAGACTGCTAAGTTGATGCTTGAGCGTGAGAAGCAACAGGCTTACTTTGCTATGAAGCAACAAGAGTTTGAGGTTGAGGCTCAACTGAAAGCTATGAAGGTCGGTGCAGGTATCACTAGCAACGTAGAAATCAAAGGCTAATCATGGCTGTCTTTAGACCAAAAAACAACTATGTCACAGACTACGAGGACACAGGGTTTGAGCCTACTATTGACGAGATCATTGCTCAGATAGTTGCGCCTACGCCTGTTGCTACACCTGTAGCTCAAGTTGAACAAAAGCCATCAAAAGCCACAGTCATTGATAACTTAACAAAGCAAATTCTTGCTCAAGGAACGACTGATAAATGGACTGGTGAAGGTAAAGGTTCTGCCGAAGCAAATGCCAGAGATATGGCTAGTATTCTTGCCGACACAGGAATAACAGACATTAGCCAATTTGGTGAGATCAAAAAAACAACCCCTGCTTATTCCTATGAAACAGAGCAAGGAACAGTAAATGTTCCAGAGGAAGTAGTTACAACCTATGGGAACAAAGAAACTGGTCAAGAAGTAGCAAACACCTATGGAGAACGCCAACAAGGTAACGCTTTTGGTGGCACTTATACAGGCTCTGGAAACACAGGTTATCGAGTAGATATGTCGTCTGGTACGCCTGTGTTCTATACGACAGAGGCTTCTTCTAACGACCTTTTTAACTTATTGTCAGAAGACCCAATCCTTAATGCTGCTGCAACTTATGCTGCATTTCAATTTGGTGGGCCAGCAGGTGTAGCCGCATTAAATGCTGCTCAAGGCAAAAGTGCAGAGGATGTAGCAAAGGCTACGGCTTTGGCTTATGCAGGTGGAGAATTGTCTAAAGCAGTTAGCCCATATATTCCAACACCAGATACTCCTATTGATTTTGCTGGTGGTACTCCAGAGCAGATCAATGAAGCATTAAATTCAAACTTTGTTAAAGATTTAAAGGCTGCTGGTGTAGGCAATGTTTCTGAGTTCATCAACAATGTTGGTGGCAATGCAAGCAGTTTTGTTCCTGAAGAAGTTATTGCTTCTAATGTTGCAAAAGACATGGCAAGTCAAGGGATGTCTATTGGTGAGATAAACAATCAATTGGTATCTGTTGGCTATCAACCAGAAGCAATTACGACTGCATTGCAAGAGGCTGCTACTGTTATTCCATCAGCGCCTATTGTTTCTCAACCTGTTGCTCCTGTTGAGGCGGTACAAGTTTCAGCACCTACAGCGCCTCCAACTGTTAATGATGTAATTAGCCAGATTGTTACTCCAGTTGCAACTCAACCACCTATTGAGACAGTTCAAGTTAATACACAAGCGCAACAACCACAAACAATCAATGATGTGATAAGTCAGATTGTTGCTCAACAGCCAGTTGTTACGCCAGTTCCTGAACAAACACCATTTAACGGAACTATTACTTCTCCAGTAGAGACTGTGCAAGTTACAGCGCCTCAAGCGCCTGTAGCGCCAACAATTGCTGATGTGATTAGTTCTATTGTTCAGACGCAAGTAGCTCCACAGCCAGAGCAAGTCGTGGTTACTGGTGAACTGCCTAAACAACCAGAACAATCAGTTATTCCTGTAGTTACTCCTACTGCAACAGTCCCAGAAGTTCAAGTTGTTGGTGACAGACCAATAACAAACGAGAAGCCTAGCTCAATTACAGAAGATACGACTCCTATCCCTGTGATTACGCCATCTAAGCCTATTGACACAACAATCCCAGAAAAGAAGTATACAACCGCTGAGATTGTGGATATGGTTCGTTTGGGTTTGGCAGGTGCAGGTTTGCTAGCTGGTGCTAATGCCGCTTCCTCTGGCCCTAAACAGTACGACATTGTTCCAGTACCTGCTGATTGGAAGTCTCCTGTTTATCAGAAAGACTTGCCTACTATTGCGCCAACACAGTTGCCACCTATTGATTTCGGCAATCGTAATTTGCTGATTGGCACTCAATGGGAGAAGTTCTTAGACCCTAATTATGGAAAGATTCCTGCTCAAAAGCAGTTCAATCAACCAACAAAAATGAGCTACGATAGATTGATGAGTATTTTGGGAACTGGCAGAGATGTTTTGCCAAGCCAAGAACTTACAATCAATGACGTAATTTCAGGAATACAAAACCAGTATGGACAAACATCTTAAGGCTCAATGGGCTAAAAACCTATTGAACGATGACTTTTTCAAAGAAGTCATAGATAATTTGAAAAAAGAGCAAATTAGTGTAATAATTAACACAAGTAGTGGTGATATTGGTGTAAGAGAAGACGCTTATCGCCATATCAAGACGATTGAATTGATTACAGGACACCTAGAAGGCTTAGCCTCGGAAACCTTAATCAAAGAGAAAAAGTGGAAAATTCTTTAGGGGAAACCCTAACCTCCGTCCAGAAGGTTTCTGGCGATTTTTGAGATGACACATGGAAAACACCAACCCACAAGGGAGTGAAAGCCTAAATGTAAACCAAGCCGCTTCAGCGTTTGAAGGACTGATGGGTGACGATGACGGAGCTAGCGATAGCCAACCTGATAATCAACCAGAGGAAGTGCAAGCGAGTGATGAAGCTGAACAAGAGTATTCAGAGGAATCTGAAGAAATTGAACAACCGAAGCCAAGATATAAAGTTAAGGCTGCTGGTGAGGAAATCGAAGTTGACGAAGATGAACTCATCAAAGGTTACCAGCAAGGAGTGGATTACACCAAAAAGTCTCAGGCTTTAGCTGAACAACGCAAAGCTCTTGAAGCAGAGCGAGTTCATTTAGAGCAGGTGAAACAAGAGCGAATGGCTTATGCCCAGAAATTGAAGGCTTTGGATAGCTTCCTGAGCCAACAAGATCAGGGTGTGAACTTAGATGTTCTAAAGGAAACAGACCCCATTGGTTATGCCGTGGCTGTAGCCGAACAGAGTCAGCGTGAGAAACAGTTAGCAGTAGTTAGAGCCGAACAGCAACGCCTTGCCCAACAGCAACAAGCCGAGCAACAAGCCTCTCTGCAAAACCATCTCCGTCAAGAATCTGAGAAGCTCGTGAGTCTTATTCCTGAGTTAGCTACCCCACAGGGTGATGCGGTTCGGAAACAAATCCGTGACTATGCGAAATCTGTAGGTTGGACTGACCAAGAACTCAGTTCCGTATATGACAGTCGTGCTGTGGTGAGTTTGTATAAAGCAATGAAGTATGAGCAACTTCAAAAGAGTAAGCCTGAAGTAACCAAGAAACTTCAAGCTGCTCCTAAGATGATGCGTTCTGGGACTTCAGCGCCTCCTACAAAATCATCGCAAGATAAACAGGTAATGCAAAGGTTGCGTGAAACTGGCAAAGTCCAAGACGCTGCTCGAGCATTTGAACGATTCTTTTAATTTTGGAGTTTTAAAATGGCTACATATCAAACCTACACCGCTATTGGTCAGCGTGAAGACCTGTCTGACGTTATCTATAACATCAGCCCCACAGACACCCCTTTCATGTCTTCTGTTGGCAAGACTAAAGCAACTGCTGTTTACCACGAGTGGCAAACCGACAGCTTGGCTGCTGCTTCTTTGAGCAACTACGCTGTTGAAGGCGCAACTGCTTCTGACGCAACTATGTCTCCAACTACCCGTGTTGGCAACCGCACTCAGATCGCACAGAAAACCATCAAGATTTCTGGCACTTTGCAGTCTGTTGACAAAGCTGGTCGTAAGTCTGAAAAGGCTTACCAGTTGGCTAAAGCCTCTGCTGAGATCAAGCGTGACATGGAAACCTCTTTGTTGAGCAACCAAGTTGCCTCTAACGGCGACTCTACAACTGCCCGTAAATTGGGTGGCTTGCAGGCTTGGTTGGCTACCAATGGTGACTTCGGTACTGGTGGTTCTGCTGGCGCTTCTGGCACTACTGCTCGTACCAACGGCACAAACCGCACTTTCACAGAAGACATCTTGAAGACTGTCATCAAAGAAGTGTATGCTGCTGGTGGCAATCCCAAAGTGTTGATGGTTAACCCAGCACACAAGCAAACAGTTTCTGCTTTTGCTGGTATCGCTGCTCAGCGTTTCATGGCCCCAGCCAACGCTCCTACCACCATCATCGGTGCTGCTGACGTCTATTTGAGCGATTTCGGTACAGTTTCTGTTGTGCCTAACCGCTTCATGACTTCTACCAACTCTTGCGATGAAACCGCATTTGTGCTTGACCCCGACATGGCTGCTGTGGCTTATCTGCGTCCCTTCCAGACCAACGAGTTGGCTGTGACTGGTGACAATGAGTCCACACAACTGTTGGCTGAGTACACCTTGGAAGTTAAGAATGAAGCTGCTCACGGCATCATTGCTGACTTGTCATAATCACTAAGTGATTTAAAAATGCCTCAGACTAACCCTCTGGGGCATTTTCTTTTCTAGCCAAACTGTTAGAATTAAGCCATGACAAACTTTAGACAAACTGCTGTTCATGCTGATGGTGATGGTGGCATCATTATTGAAACTCGTCAGGATATTTCTGCAATCCTTGAGCAGAATAAAAAAGAGTACAACTCTTACGATGAGAGAGCTAAATGGTCAGACCATTTGTTTGGCAACAAGGTTGCATCTATCCCATTAACTGTAATTGATGACTTAAATGCAAAAGGCATCATGCGTGGTTTTGCTGTGTTAGATGAGAAGCGCTTCAAGGCGTGGTTAAACGAACGAGATAACAGAGTTTTTAGAACTCGAACAGGAGTTGTATGAGTTTCGCTACTTACTCTGATTTAAAGACCTCGATTGCCAACTACTTGGCTCGGTCTGATCTGACAAGCCAGATTTCTGACTTTGTTACATTTGCTGAGAATCGCCTCCGCAGAGAATTGCGTATTCGTCAAATGCTCAAGTCTGTGACTACAAGCACAGTAGCAAATGACTCAACAGTTGAATTGCCTAGCGACTTTTTGGAAGTGCGTGATTTTGTCATTCTGACAAACCCAATCACACCAATCAGCTACTCTAGCCCTTCAGCATTGTCTAATGACCCTGTTGCATCACAAGTTGGTGTGCCAAAGTCTTACACAATCTTAGCTAACGACTTCTTGATGTCGCCAGTACCTGATGGCGTTTATACGGCTCGTTTGCTGTACTACGCTGCACCTGCATACTTGTCTGATAGCAATACAACAAATGTATTCTTGACAACTGCACCTGATGCTTTGCTTTACGCTTCATTGATTGAAGCAGAGCCATATCTTATGAATGACGCACGAATCAACACATGGGGAACTATGTATGATCGAGCGATTTCCTCTCTTGCCAAGTCTGACGAAGAAGGTCAATACTCTGGCGTTCCTTTAGCAATGAAATTAACTCCAAGGTGATACTATGGCAGAAATGAGTAACTATCTCGAAAATGCGCTGATTAACGGCACATTGCGAGCAACAACCTACACAGCACCAACGACTGTGTATTTGGCTTTGTACACTTCTGACCCAACAGACGCTGATGTCGGTACTGAGGTATCTGGTACTAGCTATGCTCGTCAGTCCATTACATTTGGTGCGCCTAGCAATGGTGCATCTACCAACTCTGCTGCTATTGAGTTTCCTCAAGCTGGTGGCTCATGGGGTACTGTTGCCTACATCGGTATCCGTGACGCTTCTACTGGTGGTAACTTGCTGTATCACACTCCATTAGATGCTTCTAAGACAATTGCAACTGGTGATGTGTTCCGCATTGCCGCAGGTTCTTTGAGCGTCACATTGGCGTGAGATGGCTGATTTACTGCCTCCGTGGACTATTGATTCGCTAGACCAATTAAAGTCTAGCATTGATGACTTAACACTCACACTCGATAGTCCACTCTACGAAACATCAGTAACCCTATGGGATGCCTATGGGTCTGTTAGCGCTTCTGCGAGCGTTACAGCCGATGCAACTAGGGTTCAGTATGGTGGGGCGGTAGTAAATGGAACAGCAACAGTAACCGCTGATGCTATTCGTGTTCAGTACGCTAGTGCAAGCATTGATTGTTCTGCTAGCGTTACTTGTGCAGGGATAAGAGTACAGAACGCCTCAGTAGGAATTGATGCTGTAGCAATCGTTACTTGCGATGCAACCAGAGTTCAGTTTGGTAGTGCAAGTATTACAGCAAGCGCTGATGTAACAGCCACAGGAACAAGAGTTCAGTTTGGCGATGCAGCTATCAATGGAACTGCTACTGTTACGGCTCTTGGTGGCATCGTAGCCAATGGCGTAGCTTCTGTAACTGGTTCAGCAACAGTAACTGCTGATGGAGTAAGAGTTCAATATGCGGATGCTTCTATAACTGGAAGCGCAACAGTTACGGCTAATGGCGGTATTGTTGCTGATGCAACTGCAAGTATTACTTGTAATACAGATTTTACGGCTTCTGCTTCTGCAATTTACGCAGGTGTTGCTAGCGTTACTGGTACGGCTACGATTGTTGCTGATGGTCATGTCCTTGGAGATAATTGGTCAAATATCACATTTGATGACAATACATGGACTCCAGTATCTAGTAACTCAAATACTTGGACAGCAATTGCACATAACTCAAACACATGGACGGATGTTGCGGTAAACGACAACACATGGACAATTCAGTCTCAAGGAAGTAACACATGGCTACGACAAAATTAACATTTGGCGAATGGATGCCAGACCAACCAAGCATTACAGGTGCTTTGGTTGACGCTAAGAATGTGGTTTCACAAGCCATTGGTTATGGCCCACTTCCAACAGCTGCTACATTCTCTGCTGCTGCTTCTGAAAACCTTACAACATTGGTTGCTGGGAAGACCCCTGCAAACGCTACTAAGTTGTTTGCTGCTGGCTCAACCAAGATTTATGATGTTTCTGGTGTGGGCGCATTGACCGATGTGTCTAAGTCTGGTGGCTATACACCAAACGCTTCTAGTGACAGATTCCGTTTTACACAGTTTGGCAATGTGATTATTGGCACTAACAATAGTGACCCAATTCAAGCCTACACATTAGGAACTTCTACGGCATTTGCTGATCTGGCTGCTACAGCGCCAAAATGTAAGTTTTTGACAGTAGTTCGTGACTTTGTAGTTACTGCTTTTACGACAGAATCCTCTGTTGCATATCCTACTCGTGTGCGCTGGTCTGGCATCAATGATGAGACTGCATGGGGTTCAGATCAAGTTACTCAAGCTGACTACCAAGATATTCCTGATGGCGGTCAGATTGTTGGTATTCGTGGTGGTGAGTTTGGCTTGGTTTTGATGGAAAAAGGTATATCTCGCATGAGCTATATCGGCACTCCATTCATTTTCCAGTTTGACAATATCTCTCGTGGTAAGGGATGTATTGCAGCAGGTTCTATTGCACAAGTTCAAGGCATTACGTTCTTCCTGAGTGACGATGGTTTTTATATGTGCGATGGTCAGAATGTAACTGCCATTGGCTCAGAAAAGGTTGATCGGTGGTTCTTCCAAAATGCCGATGAAAGCAGTTTTGACACAATGTCAGCGGCTGTTGACCCTGTTCGAAAGTTGATTATTTGGAACTTTAAGACTACTTTTGCAGAGCGTAAGTTGATTATTTACAACTTTAAGACTCAAAAGTGGACTTATGGAGATGCAGGAACCGACTACATTTCTGACGCTTCTACATCAGCTACGACACTAGAAGGCTTAGATGCCATTTCTTCTAGCATTGATGCCTTGCCAGTATCGCTAGACTCGATTCTGTACATGGGTGGTAAGTACTTCCTTGGCGGTACTTATGGCGCTTATGTGATGACTTACAACGGAGCTAATGCTACTGGAAACATCATTACAGGCGATTTAAACGCTGGTGGGCGTTCGGTAGTTACTTTGGCTCGTCCAATGGTTGACGGAGGCTCTGCGACTGTTGCTGTGGCTTCTAGGACGCTATTGAGTGAGCAACCATCATTTGGTACAGCAGGAACTGCTGATGCTGATAATCGTATTTCATTAAGGTCTAATGGCAACTATCACCAGTTTAGAGTTATCCCTACTGGCACATGGAAGACTGCTGTTGGAATTGATGTTGAGTTGCAAGGTCAGGGGGTGCGCTAATGTTTAGAACGCTTCCTCCTTTTGGTGGTGATGAGCGACAAGTTGCTGAAGTTGTCCGTGGTGTTATGGATGGCAAAACCAACAACACAGGGTCAATCACTTTGACACAAAGCGCAACATCTACAACCTTGAATGACAGACGGATTGGCGCTAATAGCGTCATTTTGTTCATGCCGACAAACGATAAGGCGGCAGAGGAAATTGGGCATGGGCATATGTATGTCTCTGCCAGAGGTCAAGGAACTGCAACCATAACGCATGGAAGTCATGCACATGATATGAGTTTTGCTTATGCAGTTATTGGTTAATTTTTGTAATTTATGTATAATGGATTCCGTGGATGACCCATTACGGAGTCCTAATCTTTTAGGAGAAAGTCATGGCGACAACAACCACAACCACAATTGACCCAACAATTCAACCATATCTGCAATATGGTTTAACTGAGGCACAAAAGCTATATCAAGGCGGTGGCCCTCAGTACTATGGTGGTCAGACTTATGTAAGTCCTTCACAGACTACTCAAACTGGTTTGCAAGCTCTTGAGGCTCGTGCTACTCAAGGCAACCCTTTGCTTGGTTCTGCACAACAGCAATTGCAAAACACCATTTCTGGTGGATTCTTGCAAGGAAATCCATTCTTCCAAGGCGCTTTTCAACCTGCTGCTACAGCGGCTGAAGCTCAATTCAAACAAACATTGGGTGACGTAGGTTCTGCTGCTTCTCGTGCAGGTCGCTATGGCGGTGGTGCAATGCAGACCTTGCAAGATCGTGCAAGCGGTCAATTTGCTAAGAGTTTGGCTGATACAGCAGGTCAGTTGGCTTACCAGAACTATGCTCAAGAGCGTGCTGCTCAACAAGCGGCTACGATGGCTGCACCTGCAATGGCTTCTGCTGACTACCAAGACATTCAGAATCTGTTGCAAGCAGGTCAGGCTCGTGAGGGTTACACAGGCGCACAGCAACAAGCTGACATTGCTCGATTCAACTTCTTGCAAAACCAACCACAACAGAACTTGCAAAACTATCTGTCATTGGTTTATGGCAACCCAATGGGTAAGGTTGGTTCATCTACTGCAAGTGGCTCTGCTGATGCATCTACATTGCAAAACTTGCTAGGTATTGCTGCTGTTGGTGGTGGTTTGTACAAGAATCTTGGTGGTACTTGGTTAAATAATTTATGGGGCGGTAGTAGCGCTAATGCTGATGCTGTATTTAACCCATACTTTACGCCAATCCCTTAAGGAATAAATCATGGCAGGACTATTAGATATTTTTGGTACTGGTGGCTCAGATACGATGAGCCTCCTTGGTATGTCGCCAGAGGCTATTCAGCGTAATCGTGACGATGCTCAAGCACAAGCCTTGTACGCATTGGCAGGACGTTTATTCCAAGGTGGCAACACAGGCGCTTCTATTGCCCAAGGTTTACAAGCTGGTCAGCAAGCATATAAAGGCTCGATGCAAGACACATTGCAAGAGCAATTGCAAGCGTACCAACTTCAAGAGTTGAAGAAGAAAAAAGAGTTGGAGCAACAAGCATTGATGCGTCAGCAAGCCGTTGAGAACGAAATCACCAAAGCATATCGTCCACAGACATTTGCTGAGACACCATTGACTAATATGATGGGACAAGAGATTGCAGGGCCAAACCAACCACAAGCAGCAGGACTTGGTTTAGAGTCTCTTGCTCCTAAGTTGATGACAACACCTGAAGGTCGTAAGGCTTTGACTGATTTAATGGTCTATCAAAAAGCAATGTCTGGAGAAACAACTACATTGCCTGAAGGCGCTACCTTAATTAGAACTAGCCCAATTACAGGTAAAGTTGAGACTGTTGCTCAAGGCGCACCAAAGAAAGAAGACATTGCTGGTGATGTAAAAGAAGCTCGTCAGATTCTTGGAATCACAACACCAGTCAATGACATGACAACAACAGAACGTGCTTTGATTAGGGCTTATATTGATAGAAAAGATGCCAATAAGTCTCCTAAAGTAGCAGTAGATTTGAAAGACCCAACAGCAGTAGCAAAAGCACAAGCTGACTTGCTAAAAGACTGGCGAGGTGTAATTAAAGATACTGGGGCATTAGAAGTCGCTGATAGATTTAAATCAGCACAAATAGCTGTAGAGCAAGGCAATGCTGGGAACAAATCTGCCGATGGTGCATTGATTTATTCAATTGCTAAAGTATGGGACCCAACAGGTTCTGTTATGGAAGGCGATAAAGAATCTATTCGTGGTAACAGATCAATTCCTCAATCTATCAAGGCATACGCTGAAAAAATCTTTAATGGTGGTCAATTGTTGCCAGAAGAGCGTGCTGGATTGCTTTCTGTAACAGCAGGAATGGTTGACCAAAAATCTAAAAATCTTGAAAAACAAAAATCTCCTTATGTCAATTTGGCAAAGCAATTTGGCGGTAGTGGAGACTTATTGCTAAACCCATTGGCTGATGTTTTGCAAAACAAAGATGTAGTAAACCCATCAGCCGCTGACATACAAAAGGCAGTTGCTGCTGAAATTGCTAGACGCAAAAACCTAAAGGGCAATGGATGATGGACTTAACAAAACTGTCAGACGATGATTTGATGGCTTTGCAGTCAGGCGACTTATCAAAAGTCTCTGATGCAGGTTTGACTATTCTTAGTGGTGGTGTTGAAGCACCAAAGCCACAAAAGAAAATGACAAGAGAAGAAGCGATTAAAGAAATCACTTCTTATCCAAAGCCAGAGCAAATGCAAATTGGCAGCGCTAAAGACTTTGGTCGCCAATTAGGTTTGACAGGTCGAGCAGCAATTACTGGTGCTTTGTCTATTCCTACAATGGGTGCTGATGCTCTTACAGGCTTGATTAACCTTATTGCTGGTCGTCAGGTAATGCAACCTACTAGTCAAGGTTTGCAAAATCTAATGACTCAGTTAGGTATGCCTAACCCTCAGACACCACAAGAGCGTGTTGTTCAAGATGTAACAAGCGCAGGATTTGGTGTAGCTGGCCCTGCTTCTATTGCTAAGAACTTGCCTGCACAAGCACAAGAGTTCTTTACCAAGAGTTTAGGCACTCAAGGCGCTGCTGCTACGGCAGGTGCATTGGCTTCTGGCGCGGCTCGTGAAAGCGATGTTGGCCCTGTTGGTCAAACTGTTGGCGCTTTGATGGGTTCTATTGGCGCAGGTGGTTTAACTGGTTCTGCTCCTATTGTTGCTCGTACAGCTAAAGAGGTTGTGCGTCCATTTACCCAAGCAGGTCGTGAAGTTATCACAGGCAATGTATTGCGTAACTTGGCAACAGACGCTGAACAAGCAATTAAGTCTGGTGAGGCATTTACACCTAAAGTTGGTGGATATACACCGACAACAGCCCAAGCGACTCGTGACATTGGTTTGATTAACGCTGAAACTGGTATTCGTGCGTTAGACGTAACTGGTGGTAAGTTTGGTGTTCAGACTGCTGAAGCTAATCAAGCTCGCATGGCGGTATTGAATCGCCTTGCTAAAGATGAAGATGCATTGACTGCGGCATTGAAGAAGCGTGAAGAAGTGACTGCCCCATTGCGTGAGCAAGCATTTGCTAATTCAACTGTTGACCCAGATACATTCCAGTCTGCTATCTCTTTGACAGTTAACAAGACTATTGATGACATTCTTGCTTCACCAGTAGGCAAACGTCAGACAGTTATGTCTGTTATGCAAGATGCTAAAGACGACATTGCTCGTGCTTCTACACCTGCTGAACTGTATGAGATTCGTAAAGACTTGAGGGCTGCTGCTCAAGGCTTGTTAGATAAGTCTGCTAAAGATGGCCCAACATCAGGAGCTTATCGAGCCGCCAAGCCTCAATTGGAATCTGTCATTCGTGCTGTTGACGATGCAATTGAAGCAGGTGCTACTGGTTACAAGGATTACTTGGCTAAGTATGCTTCTTCTAGCAAAGGCATTGAGCGTCTTGAGGCTGCACAGCAATTCAAAGGTAAAGTGCTATCAACTACTCCTGACCCATCAAGGGCTAACGATTACTTGATTTCACAGCCTAAGTTCTTGAACGCTATTCGTGCTGCTGAGAAAGACACCAAGCTGTCTAATACTCAACTTGCTGTTTTAAAGCGTGTTGCAGAGGATTTAGATAGCGGTGTATTGCCAAGAGCAACCAAGTCAATGGGTTCTGATACTTTTAAGAATATGAGTACAGCCAATGTTATTGGTGGACTTGTTGGCAAGCAAATGTTTGGTGATGTTCCTCTTGCTTTGCAAAAGGTTACTGCACCAATGAACTGGCTCTACAACGGCACAGACGATGCCATTCGTGAGTTGTTAGTAGATGCAATGTTAGACCCTAAACTAGCTGCTACATTGATGAAAAAAGCATCGGTTACGACTATTGAGCCTCTTAACAGAGAACTGCAACGAAAGGCACTAGCTTTAGGTTATGGTGCTGCATTTGGATTAACGGAGTAAAACATGGCAAAGACAAAAGTTTCAGAGTGGAGTACAACTCCTTCTAGCAACACAGACATTGATGGCATTAACATTGCAGAGGGCTGTGCGCCTTCTGGCATTAACGATGCTATTCGTGACATGATGGCTCAGATTCGTAGTTGGCAATCTGGCACATATGGCGACACCTTTA